TTACCCGTATGGTGTGCGATGATTGTCGCCACGTTGTTCATCTCCATGAGCATATCAACCCGATCCAAAAGCTTTCTGATCTCGGTGTTGCTGTTCTCCTCACCATCAAAGAAGTTAATGATCGGATCGATCATCACGATGTCTGGGTTGTGGAACGCTACCTCATCACTGAACGCTTGGATGTCGCTATCCTTCATGAGATTCTTTCTGAGCCGTCCACTGATAATGAGGTTATCAAACCCCATCTGCCGGACCTCATCGTTCGTTGAGAATCTTTGGTAGTACATCTCGACGCGCTGCTTCAGGAACTCTGCAATGATCTCAGCCTGAAACCACATCACCTTGAGCGGTTTGTTGAACGGGACACCCATAAAATCTGTGCCGGTCGTTGCACCTGCCGCGAACGCGCCAAGCCAGTTGGACTTACCGATCTTAGGCTTACCCAACAAGAGCACCCGACTGTTCTCGAAGATAAACTTATCACCCCAGTACTGCTCAATGGTATCGTCCTCCATGGACTGCCACTCAAAGCTACTGAAGGGTACTAAACCAAGGGGTCCTGAATCTGGTTTTTCAGGGGTATCAATAGGATCTTCTTGCTCCTGGATCTCCTTCAGATCTTCGGTCAATCCTGTGTGCCACGTTGATGTGTTCCACTGGTTGATGCCGCTCTCAGCTAGGTCTGGGTTCCGCTTGATATGCCCTTGACATATAGACATAACTGTTTTAGTTGCTTCGACCAAGTCCATCGGCGGTGAACAGCTTTGATTCCAGTCCTGCGCCTTGATGAGAACTTCCCGAAGACCCCATCCTTCTTTGATCCACTTGCCGACCAACCGTGCGAGGGTGTCGTTGCGACTACCTTCGACCTTCGGATCCTCGGTGAGCTTCTCTCTGATGCTTGGGACTTCCCCAGTGTTGGGATCGACAGAGTTAAAGCCATGGATGTGTTGCAGGTCTACACCCGACAGCAATGGCAGATCATCAATTGATGTTACGCCATAGGATTGCTCACACTCTAAGCGATAACCTACGCTGGGCGCGATCATCACATACCCGCCATCACCACGGACATCGATCTTATTCTTGCCGACACTGTTTCGAATGTCATCGGGTCCGAGTGCGTAGAAGTAATGGGTGCCACCTCGAGGCGTTATCTGTTTGAGCGGTGTGCGCGTAATGCCACCAGACTCTATCCATGTAACGGCTTCGTCACTGTCTGCATCGACAACGGCAAATGCTATGCCGGTTATGACAGCCCAGTTTGCTTCAGGGTATTGTGAATGCCACTGCTTTATTTCTTCTTCGCTCGGTTGAATGGTTTGATAGTGCGTCCATTTAACTCGAGGTGTCTTCGCCCATTTTGCTTTAAGCGCATCATCGGTATCGAAGGGATGCCGACTGCGAAAGTACTGCGGTACTGTTTCTTTTGGAGAACCACACGGTATGACATGGAAGCCAAGCTCCCACATTGCATGCAGCCAATCAGCTTTATGATCAGGCTCTAGATTTTCTCCACAAAATTTCTGCTGGAAAAAATGCATATCAATCCACCCTTGCTATTCGCCTCTTTGATCCGTCTTCCCGCGCCGATTCAATCTTGTAATCAATCGACTTCGCTGCTTGCCTGATTGATCTCAACTGCTGTAGCTTAGGATCGTTCGACTCATCTATGGTAAAAGAATCACCGACATCCAGCCGAAGCAGTATCTTCTGCCACCTACCTGGGCCACGGGTCTTGCGACCTACGCCCACACCTTTTTCAATTACGATATCCACTGTGCCACTCCTTGTTGTTTGTTCACCCGATCATACTCCAACACAAAAGAGATAACAACCTAGTAAAAAAGTGTTGCTTTTATCTTGTGGCTATGAGAAAGTTTGTTTCGAGAAGAGAGAAGGAGTGTGTAATGCAGTACGAAGAAGTCGTAGGTCTGTTAGTCGCTGCCAGAAAGGTAAAGGTGGAGATCGATAGTAAGATAAAGCGTTTAGAAAGAGAAGTACTAGAAACAAAATTTGCGAATGACGCTGTTCAGCCGATACGCAATCAGGGAGGTGAGCGCACCGTAGAAGGTGTGACTTTTGAGATCAAACGTACCTACGTTTGGGATCAAGAACTCTTAGCAGAAGCGTTAAAGATGTACCCTTCTGTTGAGGATTGGCCCTCCTTTGTAACCCCCGTCAACGAAGTTAAAGTCAACCTGACTAAGTTTAAGCAGTTNTGTCTGGACCATGCAGACCATCCGCTTTTACCTAAGATTCATGGTGCGATGTCAGCTAAGTTTGGCGACCCTAAAATCAAAGCAATAAAGGAGGTATGACATGTCGTTACTACAGCAAGTAACTACGGCACGGGAAGTGATTCCCGACGAACCATTGCCGCCGGTCAGGATTAATATCCAAGGCACGGACGGTATTGGTAAGAGCACGTTCGGAGCAGGAGCCCCCAACGTAATCTTTATACAGGCAGAGGATGGCCTGAACTTCATCGAGGGTGTGGCAAGGTTTCCGCTTGCCAATGAGTGGAGCGATATCATTAGCCAGATCGCAACGTTGGCCAATGAAGATCACTCTTATAAGTCATTGGTGCTCGACACCACGGATGCCGCAGCCCTTAAGACTGAGGCCCATGTGTGTGAAAAGAATGGCTGGGATAGCATTGACGCGCCTGGATTTGGCAAAGGTTATACCGCTGTCCGAGAACAGTGGGTCAAACTGCTAGATGGTTTAAACTTTTTGCATCGGCACAAGGCAATGAACATCATTCTCTTGAGCCATGTTGCGATCAAGCCATTTAACGATGCGGTTCATGAGTCTTATGACCGGTGGGAAATGAAGTGCAACAAGAATGTTAACGCACTCATTAAAGACTGGGTGGACTTTAACCTTTTTGCAAACTATCAGACGGAAACGATCAAGGATGGTAGCAAAACACGCGGTGTTTCATACGGTAAGCGAGCCTTGCATACGCAATTCGCCGCCGCATTCGATGCCAAATCAAGAGTAGCATTACCTCCTAAGATTGATCTTAGCTGGAATGCATTCGTCACTAGCTATGCAGATGCCCTGCAAGCTTCATCTTAATAAGTAGGAGATTCCAATGGGAATATTAGATCAAGGTATTGACTGGAGCGCAGTCGAAGTAGGCGGTGGGATGACGGACAACGGTCCTGTCCCACCAGGTGAGTACATCGTTGAGGCGGTCAAGTACGAGGAGAAGACCTCGAAGGCAGGTAATGTTTTTCTTGCGTTTGAGTTCAAGATCCTCGGGCCAAGCCATGCAAACATGCGCTTGTGGGAGAACTTTGTCATCACTGGCAGTTCAAATGTCGGCAAGGCTCGGCTTAAAAGCTTCGTTTCCTCTGCCGGTGGCGATGTGAATCAGGTTCTCGGGTCCGCCCTTGTGAACTCTGTGATGAGCACGCCGGTCAATGTTGTGACTGACATTGAGCAGTCTAAGAATCCAGAGTATCCGGATCCCAAGGCTCGCATTAAGAGCTTCTTGCCAGCCAAGGTAGCACAGGCACAGCCTGCACAACCCGTAGCACAGCCTGTTGCACAACCAGCAGTCCAGACTTCGAACTGGTCAGCGTAAGAAATGCACCCTGAAAAGGGTGAAAAGGGTGAAAAGTATTTAAGAAGGCTTGACCTGACGAAACTTTTCAAAAGACTTGGGGTATAAAAACCTTCTTACACTGGCTTGATCCACCAGTAGTCGCAACGGATCACCCCTTATTAGGAGAGATACATGGACGAGATAGACCAGATAGAAATAACCTTTAGCAATGAGGAGATGGAAGCTGTTTATGAGAATCTAAAGTATTGGCTTAGGGCCATGGTCGAAAAAGACTACACCTTAGAAGCTATATCAGAGGTCATGAGCACTTACTCACTCATACACGCATACACATTCGCTGATCATGAGAGCGTTGATAAATCGATTCAAAGTATTAAAGAGAAGGTTTCAGTCAACTTGCTTAACGGCATAACAGGAGAAGGAATAGTTCACTAATGGAACTCAGAAACTACCAGAAAAAAGCTTTAGACAAAGCTCTCTGTTGGTTAGATAAGAAGATTACAAACCCACTCATCGTGCTCCCTACCGGAGCTGGTAAGACCGTTGTATTCACTACGCTAATCCAAGAGCTTTACAATCGGAATCCCTCTAGCAGATTCTTAATCATTGCTCACCGGCAAGAACTCATATCACAAGCGGAAGAAAAGCTTCTAGCAGTTTGGCCGAATGCACCCTGCGGTGTGCTCGCTGCAAGCTTAAAAAGATTTGATAACACCGCGCCAATCATAATCGCCAGCCGAGATACGCTGGCCTCTAGGACAAGGCTTGATAAATCATTGCCGGTTGACTACATCATCATCGATGAGGCCCACCATGTAGGCCCAGACTTGGATAGTAGATACCGGAAGATCATCAATCACTTCGAAGAGATCGGGTGTCCAAAGGTCTTGGGTGTAACCGCTACGCCATACCGGATGGGGCAAGGCTACATCTATGGGAAAAAGGATCACTTCTTTGAGGGCATTGCCCACTCAGTAACCATCCCTGAGCTCATCAAGGATAAGTACTTGTGCCGGTTGTCAGCGTTTGCTGTAGCCAAGGAAGCTGTCATTGATGCGAGCAAGGCTAGGCTTAAGTTTAAGGGCGGTGATTATCGTGAGTCAGATCTAGAAGAGCTGGCAATGGTCGATAAGACTATTTATAACATCATTCAAGACTGGCTTGAGAAGGCTTATCTCAAAGGCAGAACCAGCACTGTATTCTTTTGTGTGACCGTTCTTCATGCTCAAAAGATGTGCATGTTTCTAAGACGCTCTGGTATCAGGGCTGCGTTTGTGACAGGTGAAACGCCCAAGGCTGAAAGGCAAAGTATTCTTGACAGCTTTGAGCGGGGAGATATTAACGCGCTTTGTAATGTCGCGGTCTTGACGGAAGGTTGGGATGCGCCAAGGACTGATTGCATTGCGATCCTACGTCCGACCAAGTCGCTCGGGCTCTATGTCCAGATATGTGGCAGGGGTATGCGTACCTGGCCTGACAAAGAAGATTGCTTGCTTCTAGACTACGGCGGCAACATGGACCGGCATGGTTGCATTGACACTGCAACACCAAAAAGATCAGCAACAATAGAAGGAAATGCGATTTGGATCTGCAATGAATGCTTTAGTGTCAATGACATTGAGTACAGCCATTGCATTGCGTGTGATGCGGCCAAGCCTGTCGCAGAAGAACTTCCCGAATTAGATTTAATGGTTGGGGCTAAACCAGGGCCAGGTGGTCCGCCAGACTTGGTTGAAACAGACGAATCTGTTGAAGGGTATGTCCTTTCAGATGAGATCCCTGAATCAGCAAAGTCTGTTTACAGAACAGACACAGTGACTTCGGTCCTCGCCAAGAAGAAGATCTCAAAGAATGGTAATGCTTATCTTAGCGTTGACTTCTCATGTCAAGGTGCTTACTGGCCTCAGTCAACCGCGCTCATGGTGGGTATGTACGGTAAGGCCGGTGAGATGGCAGCTATGAAGTGGAAGATCATGTCGAACCAAAACATTTATGTCCCAAGAGATATAGATGAAGCTGTTAGGCTAATCAATGAAGGGGGCGCCTTCGACGAAGTGCGCGAAATAAACTTAAAGAAAGAGGGGAAATACTGGAATGTTATCGGCATCAATATTTAACAGGATAGATGAAGTTATCTCAGAGCAGAACGACAGGAACCGTGGACACATGGGGTTCAGTGGTATTGGCGATGATGATGAGAGAAAGATTTGGCTCAACTTTCATTGGTGCTTAAGCTCCAGCTTTGACGGCAGAATGCTTAGGCTCTTTGATCTGGGCAATCGGATCGAGGATCAAGTCGTTGACTACATCAAGAGCACCAATGTCATTGGCGTTTCTCCGGTTGACAAAGATGGCAAGCAGTATCGTGCAAGCGCCCTTGGCGGACACTTCTCTGGTTCCTGCGATGGGTTTGTCAGAAAGGTTCTGCCAGAAGCAATGGAAGAAGTTCTGCTGCTCGAGGTCAAGAGCGCCAACGACAAACGGTTTAAGGAACTGTGCAAGCTGGCCGACTATCAGGGATGGAGTAAGACATATCAGTGGCAGATCCACTCTTACATGGGGATCTTTGGTGTCAAGAAGACGCTTGCTGTGGTGGTCAACAAAAACAACAGCGAGATCTACTCTGAGATCATTGACTACAACCCTGAGATCTGGGATCAGGCACAGGAGAAAGCCAAGCGGATCATCGCTAGTGACGCGCCAGGTGATGGCATGAACGAAAAGGATTGGCGATTGAAGAATGAATCGTCGGTGTATCGAGATGTCTATCTTGGCAAGCGACTACCAGCGTCCGTTAACTGCCGGAACTGTAAGAGTTCTAAGGCGATCACGGAGTCCAATGGAGCCGTCTGGCGATGCTTTAGGTTTGGCAAGAACCTTACACTCGATGATCAAAGGAACGGCTGTAAGGACCACCTATGGATGCCTGCTCTGGTTCCTGCGGATCATCTGCCAGAGAAGAGCACTGAGGATAAGATCGCTTATCAATCAGGAATAGTTGTGTTCTTTAATACGGTATCTAAAGGGCTTGACAAACAGTCATTTAGCAGTCCCGAATTGCGAGAACTGTCGAAGGCTAACTTCGATCCTGATCTAATGATGGGACCTAATCACATTCGGGAGAACTTTGATGCTGAGTTCGTAGCTGTGCATGTGATGGATGAGGATCAGATACCGTTCTAGCTGGCCATTCTCTTGGGTCTTTAATGATGTGAACAATGACGCCGGGGTGGAGTGCTTCGACCAGTTTCTTTTTTAGAGAGAAGATCTGGGTCACGATGCCCTTGGTGTCTTCCACTACATACTGGTCCTTGCACCAGTACCTAAAGTCTGCGATGTACTTGCAGATCTTCTTGCCTTCGACCACGCAATGATAAGGAACCTGGACTTCGACCTGTTCGATCTCG